ACAAGAATACCGGAGATAGGAAGGAAAAAGGAGAATACAATAGCAGACATTTGGAGAGCGTTTAGTTTAAGTTTGGTAAATAATATAGTTAACTGCGTTTTCATTCCTCTAGTTGTGTTATAACGTTGTAAGTTAAGTAAATTAAGATAAATATTCCAGCTAGTCTTACGTATATTTCCTCAGCTGCTACGAACATAGTCATTCCCATAGCACAGCCTACTAAAAAATAAAGAATAGCTAGTATTTTTACGTGCATATATTAATAACTTATAATTCGTCTTTTTGTATCTTATTCTATTGGTTCACCCCATTCAGCTGTAGCCATTAAATTAAGGCATTCTTGATGCGTTAAAGTTTGTACAGGAACGACTGAGCCGTCCGTAATGAATGTAGGAACAGCATTCGAATTCCACTTGATGACAAACTGAGTGCCATCCAATGAATATCTCACCGTATCTCTATTTTGAGGAACTTGACTGAAATCAACTTTGTCAATATCTGCTGTCAATATTATTCCGTAAACATCTGAAATTTGCATATCTATTTTTTTTTAAGGTACATCAGTTACTCTATCTCCCTCTTCCATATTAAAGGATATTGCATCATTGCCTCCTGAGCCATTGTCAGTCAAAGTCCACGTTGAGCCATTCCAAGTATCATTGTCTCCCATTCTATACCAACTGAATGGAGAAAGTGAACTGATATCATTCGGTACGCCTGTTCCATATATTGTGCTAAAATTAGCAGATTGGTCTGAATCCCAAAAAGCAACCTCATCAATATATCCAATGTGAAAACCATAACCACTTCGGCCAAGGAACAATCCAAGATAGTTTGTGTAATTAATTGATGCTCCAATAACTACATCTCCACCTTGAACTCCATTGACCATTCTTTTTAAAGTATTTCCATCGTAAGAAATAATTATATTCGTCCAATTATTTTGTCCACTACCAGCACCGAGAGCTTGTGTTGTTCCATTTATTCTTACATTAAAAGAATTAAAATTCCAGTAAATTTCAATTCCTTGATTTCCATAACTTGGATGACCATTTAATATAATACCATCTCTTGCAAATGCTGTTGGTTTAGCCCAAACAGAAATAGTTAATGTTTGTACTTTTCTTGATACATCATTACCAGCGTTGAAAGATTCATCAACCCCATCAAATGACATTGAGTATTCATTGACGAATCCTCCTCCTCCTCCTCCTGTTATGTTAGTTTCTCCTGCTGCTGTGCTGTCATAAATAGAACCCCAATTATTAGTAGCGTTCGTCTTTCCCTTACCCCATCCTATTGTGTTGTTTACTGCTCCTTGCCCCCAGTCTATTGTATTTGCCATTTTAGTAAGTTCGTCTTAAGTTAGTAATATGTGAATAAATAGAATTCGAAGCGCTTGCCGTTCCCCACGTTACGTAAACATCTAAAGTGTTACTTATTGTAGTGTCGAAAGTAGTATTATTCAAAGAATGAAACATTTTGCCCTCAAAATTACTTCCTGAGTTTTGAATATAGTTAAATTCTGTTCCTGTAAATATCGAAGCTGTCGTAGCTGCTCCAATTGCTCTTATTGTGAAGTCCGCTTCTATTTCAAAAGATTGATTCGTCATAGTAGGAAGCGTAAGCGTTCCACTTGTCGCTAAAACTACTGAACCTGCCTTTAATTCTATTACTATAGTTTCGTTGTTTAAGTTGCTTATATTTCCCTTAATTACTAAATGAAAAGAATCTCCTACAGCAAAGCTATTTGCAGGCACCGTTAAACTTCCTATACCTGTTCCTAATATACTTGAAGGCGTAGTAGTGTTTGTTACAGGCGTGCTGTCTGCTGTTTGACTAAATAAGCCTGTGCTTAAATTTGAAAAGCTTAAAGCGCCTGCTCCGTCTGTTCGTAAGACTTGTCCTTGTGCGCCATCTGCTTGTGGAAAAGTATAAGCTTCGTTAAATTCTATAGTTCCGTCATTTTGTACTTTGAAGTGCGCTGTACTTGTGTCTCTTATTTTGAAAATGTCGCTTGTAGCTGCGCCTGAAGGGTCTATAAAAAAGTCTACAAAAGGCGTTCCGGAAGGACTTGGAACAGCGTTACTTTGAAAGTATAAATATTCTAGTTTAGCAAACTTTAAAAAGTTGCTATTGCAATCTATTGTTCTGTCTGCTGAAAGCTGTCCGTCTCCGTTGTAAATAGTCGTACTTCCTGCTCCTCCTACTACTTCGGCGCCTGTTACGTGCTTTGTAACATAGCCGCCAAGTCCATCGCTTTCTGCAATAGGAATTAAATCCGTAGAAGCTAGATTAGCGCTTTTCGCTGTTAGTTGACTTATTTTCTTTTCTGCCATTTGTTAATTTTTTTAAGTATAGTCTTAACTTCTTTACGTTTTCGTCTTTCGGTCTGTATTGCTTCATATTACCCATCCGCTAAAGTTTGTGTCCGTGTTTGGATACATATCTCCGTTAGAATTTGTATTGTATTCAGGAAACTTAGATTGATTAAAACACATATAGTCTATAAATCTTTGCGTGTAGTGTTCGGCTATTTTTCGTTCCTTTTCTATTAAGAAGTCTACTTCTATTTTATCTACGTTTTCTGCATTCTCACTTGAATGCTTGTAAACGCCTTTGTTCGCAATTGTATAAGCAGCGAAAGGCATAAATTCTACCATTGCCCAGCGTATAAGCATCGGCTTAATATACGTTTCTACTAACGTTAAATAATCGCCTGCCAAAGTGCCTGCTACTATGTCTGCTTTTATTTTTTCTAATAATTCCGTTCCTAAATAGCCTTGAATGTGGATGTCTTGAGCAATCTTTATATATTGAATAAATTTGTCCGTGTCTACGTTGCCATTCATAGAAGTAAACTTAACTAAGTCTGTTCGTGTTATTAAAAGTGCTTCTGCCATTTTCTATTATTTTACGTCGCTAGGTAAGTTCTTATTTCTTGGGCTAAATCCCTTTAAAGGCAAGTTGTTTGGATAAACTGAAACTTCATAAGGATTCGTTACTTTGTAGCCTTTTATTTCCGCTGCCCTAGTTCCTATTTCCTTGTAGCCTTCTTCTATTTTATTTAAGTCTAACATCATAGTAACTCTACTCCATTTGTGATGGCATCGCGCACCGCCCTTAAATCTAAAGATGTCATAAACATTTTTTCCACCTTCGCCAAAGCCCGGATTAACTGCCCTTCTGCTCATTACATCAATGTCTTCTTTTCTAAAAAGCCTATCTGTTTTCGCCATCATTGCTTTACAAAAGTCTCTATCAGGCGTTTTGTTTCCTGTGTATCTATAACGTACTTTAAAGTATTTTAATTCTCCTACTTTTTTGTCTTGTGCGCTCTTTTTCTTTGGCTGTGGACTTCCTGTCTGTACTAAGTTAATTAAACGGCTTAGAATCGTTTTATTTTCGCTTAAATCCAATTCTTTGTTTATGAGTTGTAGGTCTAATTCTTCTTCGTTGTCTCCTGCTTCCCTTTCGTCTACTATTACCCATCCTTCTTCTAGTTGATTAGCATCTACTTCAGCAAGTATTTCTTCTAAGTCCGTGTTTGCCTTGCTTAGTTCTAGTCCTGTTTCTTCCTGAACTTGTTCGTTAGTAAGTGCGTTTTCTAAGTCAGTAAACTCTAAAGGCTTCAAAGTCCTAAAGAATAGATTTAAACTTACTCCGTTATGCGCTAAGATTTCTTCGAAAGCATCTAGAAGAATGTCTTGAATAGGTCTTATTACCATATTATTAAACAATACAAAGCTGTTTTCTAGTTCGTCTGCATTTGAACTGAATCCGTTAGCGTTTGCAATACCAAATAAAAGCGGACTTGTTACGCTGTGCCCTAGCATTATTTTACGCATTGCCTCTTCGCTCAAAGTTGAGTACAAATCAGGCGCATCGTTTACAGGCATTGAATCTACCGTAGTCTTAGAATCTGCATTATTGTTAAATGCTACTATTACTTTTTCGCCTGTAGTTCCTGTAAGCTGTGAAAGAACTTTGTTCTTAATCATTATTTGCTGTTCTTCACTTGGAACTCCATTGTTGAAATTCACTACAGCACGTCCTGAAAAGCCGCAGTTTACTTCATTAATTAAGTATTCGCTTATGTCTTCTTCTAGTTGTGCATAAGGAAGCGCTCCGTGATAGTCCACATAAGAATAGTATTTCATTCCTACTGAATAAGGGCGAATGTACATAATTTCAATAGGCTCTTTAGAATAGCCAAAAGCAGGAATTCTTTTAGGCGGAAACTTCTTAACTTCATCCCAATTATCTGAGAAATAGTAAGCTTCTACTTCGCCTTTTTCGTTGCATTTTTCCGCTCTTAGTAATTGTACTGGAACGTGATAAACAGCCTTAATCTTTTTTCTGTCGTTAGTGTATATAAGTTGAACAGCGCATTGCCCTAACATCTTTAAATCGCTTACTAAATGACGAACGCAATCCTTAGTAAATAAAGCCATCATTTGAGCGTACTCGTTAGGCTTTCTAGAAGCATCCGTAGCACTTAAGCCCCTTCCGTAAATAAGCCTAGTAGAACTATTTATAATTGCGTTATTCGTTGTAGAATTTCTGTAGCGGTCTATTAAATACTTAAAATAATCTTCTCCGTCTTCTGTAGTGTAGTCTACCCATTCGTGCTTATTGC